CTCTTCCGATCTGGTTGAATATGTAATTTAAGATAAATATGAAATTTAGTCTTAAAGAAGTTCGCCAGCGATATCTTGAACAATGAAAAGAGATTTGATCCCGTCACGAAAGGTGATGGGAACTTCCTCCTCCTCGTCCCCTAACTGTACTAGTAAATTTGGTTGAATACCTACTTTCATTTTTTCAGCCAGCGTATATACTAGATTGTATTTTTTGCTTGACCATCCGTTTAATTCAATTTCAAAGTCAAATATTGATTTGTCATTAAAACCTCTCCAATCATGGTGAAGGTAAGGTACGATTTGTAGTACTGACTGATCAATCTTTTCACCTTTTTGTTGTTTCTCTCTAATATATGCTGTAATCTTTTGCATAACACCAATCACAGGAGGTCTCATTGAAATTGTTCCAAATGATTTTGTTTCAATCATAAAAGATTTAGCATCATTATCATAATATTTATCCAATTCACTGGGAATTTTAAAATACTGGAAGTAATCTTTCTTGATTTCAATCTCATGCTTTTCGTTTTTCTTACTCATATGCTCGATTTTCAAGCTTGATTCTGGCTCAGGAAACGTTAATTCTCTAATTGATAAAATAATAAAGAATCTATCCTCTTCCAAAATATCCTTGTAAGATAATCTTGTTGTATTACATGTAATTCTTACGCATGATTCTACGATTTGATTTAATTTTTCGTCAATATCTAATACATTAGATTCTTCGATTGTTGAAAAGTGTCTAACCTCTGCAACCTTTGCAGAACGTATTGAAATTTCAGTTCCATCTGGATAGAACATACCGCCTGATGGTAATGAAATAACCGGGATTGCGTGATAACCTAGGTGGAAATCTGCTCCTTCAGCCTGTGGTCCTCCGAATCTTTCCATATTAACTTTACCTAAGTTAACTGGCTCCTCTCTAATAATTTCGGGTTCTACATTTTCATTCGATTGAACAATATTCTTATATTGATCCTCCAAATTTAATTCGTTTTCGTTACTCATATTTTATTTTTCTTTAAGTTTTCTGATGTCAATTTTTTCAAAAGGTTTGTCATCGTTTACCTTGTTTTCGATTTCTTGTCTAATTATCTCCCTTATAAAAGCAGAAATTGAAATTGGTCTTTCTCCAGTTTCAATTGCCTCATTAAGGATAATTCTATTAATCAAAGATACCTCGTCTTCTGAAAGAAGTACTTGTAACTTTTTTGTCAGTTTATCCATTTAACTTTCTATATATTATATTATCATTATATTATGTTTTTGTTTCACAAAAATATAGGGGATATTGTTTAGTTATCCCCTATAAGTGAAATAAATTATGCTAAGTCTTCTTTCCAAGCATCACATCTAAAACCTACCTCTAATTGAGCAGGATCCGCGGATTCATATGATAAATCATTAGTGAAACCTAGGCCTGAAGTAATAAGACAATCTTCAAGAGTTACAGTTCTATAAATATCTCCAGATCTGTTGAACTGTACGATAACGATAGTACCTACGTAATCTTTTTTAAGTCCCATAGCACCTGTTTGTGGGTCGTATTGTTTGTTATACCATTGTCTCATTGATTTATAAAGGTAAGCTTGATTTGCTTCATTTAAGTTTAATGAGAAGTTAATAGTAATATCAACTGCTGTTTCACCAGGCATACCTGCGAACGAACGAGTTGCGAATTTATATTTTTGTGCTACTGCATCAACTCCTTTATATAATTCTAATCCTCCGATTGAATTAACATGTTGAAGCGTTAACGGCGCATCTGAAACTCCAGATGGAGGTAAAATTGTAACTTCAAACAGGTTAGCCTGTACTGGTTCAAAATTTCTACCTTTTCTAGATGTTTGATCTTGTGAATAATGTGGTAAAGCCATGTTTATTAATGTTTTATTTTTTTATATATCTTATTAACCTAGGTTACCTGATTGGATTTCTCCTGTGTTTAAGATTGTAGTTCTATGAACAACGATTTCTAAACCTTTAACAGGTTCAACATAAGTATCGATGATTCCGATATTGTTGTCAATAACTTCATTCGTATTATTAGTACTATCCATAATGTTTCTAAACTCATAAACACCTCCGTCTTGTTTAATACTTTCCATGAAAGAATCTGCAAGAGTTTTAATCTCTAATCTTGTTTGTACATTGTTAAATTCAAATACATAATCTTTAAGAATATTTGCCATACCATCTTGGATATAAATAAGTGCTTCTCTAACATGTGCTGAAGAAAGCGCTGATTTAATAGATTGTTGTGCAGTTTTGTTTCCTAAGATAGTTAAACCTACACCTCTCTGGAATACGATAGGGTTGATTCCAAATGGCTCTAGGTAATCTCTATCATTTTTGTCAAATGAATATTCAACTCCCTTTGTGTTAGTCCCTGCAACAACACCACGTCTTGGACCAGCAACGATTGACCAAGGTAAAGCGTTAGTGTATTTGTCCATGTAGTTGTTAGATACATATGCAGCAGGTGGAACGATAATATCTTTACCGTTATCTGATACAATTAAACCTGGACCATAGTAGAATGCATAGTTAGCTCCTTGCGTGATGCTAGGCAATGTATATACTTTAGTTGGGTTTTTATCTTGGTTACCACCTGTTGTTACATAAAGCGATTGGAATGTTCCATTCTCATCAGTAAATGAAGGATCCGTAGATTTTTTGAAATCTTCGATTGTTGGTGCATTTATGATAGCAGACGCATTTTGTCTGTCTTTTGCTAATTGAGAAAGATTTGATTTAGTGTTGATTCCGTTTACGTCAAATGAAGTAAATGTATCTACAACATATCTAAAGTCGATAATGTCTTTGTCAATTAAAGCGTCATACAACCCGATACCTCCAGTAAGAACAGATAGATATTGGCTAATTGTTTTTTGAGTAATAACTGCTTTTGCTAAAACAAACGGCTTGTAATAATCCGATGCGTTTTCGAAAGACTTAATAATTCTATCACTATATAAAGGCTCAACGTCTGTATACACTGTGAATAATGCATCAGCACCTGCATTTATTAATTCTTTAGAAATTCTATTAACTCTTGCAAGTCTGCCAGATCCCGAAGCACCGTCAACATAATCTCCAATAGTAATCGGGAATATTTCAGGTGATGGATATATCGAACCAGTGAATGTTACTGTAAAGCTTGTATTACCTGGAGTAGCCTGGGTTACAGTACCTACAATTGTCTGTACTGTGAAATCATACGCAGTTTCTCTTGGGCTAGTAACATTATTGGCAACATGTGAAAGTAGTTCATAATCTTCAGTGTTAATAACAGAGTGTCCTACGAAATCAACCTTAGTTCCAGTTTCATCTATTACTAAATCCTCGTCAACTGCACAGAATAAACCTGTTCTTCTTGCTTCAGCGTTAATCGTTGACTCAATATATAGGTTTCTACCTTCAAGATCTTTAAATCCTGGTAAAATAGAACCTGTATATTGTGCAATTAAACTAACTTGTCTTAAATTAGCAAATTCGTTTAATTTAGATTTGATTAATCCTTCAGCTGTAAAGAATTCAGAGTAGATTGGATCGTTTAGCATAATAGCAGGATCAAATTCTCCTTTAAATACAAATACATCTAACATAAAGTCAGACATCTTGTCAAAGTCATTTAAGTATTCTGGAACATTTCCTGCACCATACCATTCTCTTGCTGTTAAATCAAATTCTTTAACAGAAGCAGCTTGTCTTACTATAATTGTAATCGAATCTTGTTTAATGTTTACGAAATTTAATAGGTTATTGTCACCGTTTGCGATTGTAGCTAGTGTAGCCGTATCTGAGGGTGTCATAAACTTATCGTTATCGAAGAATTTATCGTAATCCTTTGAACCGTCTACTGATGCATTAGCATCGACAGTACCATTTGTTGAAAGTGATTGATAATTTGCAAGATCGTTGTCGGCTACAAATTTACCTAAGTTTAATGCTAAGATAGGACCTCTTGTAAGAGCTTCAATACATGATCTGTGGAAAAACATTCCCTTTTTTTCTAATCCTTTGTCAATTGAACCAAAAACATTGTTAAATGTTTCTTGTGAATCAATTAAAACTGGTGTGTTGTAAGGTCCTTTTCTAGAGTGACCTACAACTAATCTAAGAGTCTCTACGTTAATATTCGCAGTTTGAGATTTGTCAAACTCAAGTCTATAAACTCCTGAGCTCTTAAAATTTAATAATTGAGGACTTAATGCCATAATTTTAATTGTATTTTTTTTCTTTTATTATATATCTATTTTAATTGGGCTTATTTACAATAAATCATAGATGTCGAATTGAAGATCTCCCTCCGTATCGTTAAATTTGTAAAGTATTTTTTCCATTAATTTATGTTTCTCTGGCTCAATTACATCTAACAACTCTTCCACATAATCTGCATAATCACTGGTTCCAAAGAACTCAGTTGCAGTTACACAGGTCATCATTGTATCATCATTTCCCATCTGCGCACCATAACTTCCATTTTTTAAAGTTCCAAATAAACTTGCCTCTTGGACTGTTATCACATCGTTAACTTTAATTCTATTTGTTTCTATTAATTTTTTAAAGTTTTGACAAAACACAGACTTATTATCTGATTTTAATCTTATTCCCGGCTTAAGAACCCTTGAATCATGTCTATGTTTAAATCTAAGTACCATCTCATCTTCAAAATCATTACGCCCTGGAAACACAGTACTTAAGTATTGTAACAATATACTTCCGTATGTATTGTACTCTATAATCATCTTAACGTTCTCAGAATTGAATATATTGATAGCTAGTGTGTAAAGTACCTTGGCAAAATCCTCGATTGGATGTTCGTTACTTCTAAACACTGCAACCTGATTTAATTTAAAGAAATCATACATCGCACTCGGACTTATTGAATTTTCAATGTCAATGTCTTCCATTGCATCTACTTCAAAAACATTAATTACTGAATAGTCACCTCCATTTCCCTCTGCAATATCCACTGAAAATAAATAGTACTTGTCTGAATTAGCTGCGCCTTCAACGTCAAAATCAGGGTCAAAGCCTAAAAATCCTTCGGTTGCAATATGTATATTTTCAAACTCTTCTAAATCATAGAATTCAAATTTCTTGGCATTCTTTCTGATATTTTTCATGGTACCTGGACTTAACAACAAACTTGATGAGCTTGTAAACTCATTTCCATATTGTCTATTAAATGCATCTTCAGATCCCAAGTTTCCAAGCTCTCTTTGATACCATGCATCATCTCGATCAGGGTGCTGCCACCAGTCAATTCTGGTTGGCGTATATTCGTTATTTCCCTTTTCAGCATCTGAATAAATTTCATAGAACTTATTAAATCCATTTGGTGTAGAAGTAATATTGATTCTTGAGATTTTTGATGCAGAAAGTGTAGGATAAACGTTTTCATAAAATGAATCCACAATAGTAGGGTGAACGTGAGCAAACTCATCTAAGTATAAATTATGAATTGTAAAACCAATACCTGATTTTGCAGTCGTTGATTGTCCTACTAAACGACATCCATTATCTGCACGAACATTCATTACATCATACTTAATAATTCCTGGCTTCATGAAAAACGGAAGGTGTTCAATTACAACCTTTGCCTTGTCAATAATTTCCTTGGTTGATTCTGCCTTATTCGCAAGCAGCAGGGTGGTTTTATCATAGTTAAATGTCAAGTACCATGCATTAAAAATAGAGGCTGTTACTGTATTATGTGAAAGGAATCCATTTGTATAATATCTGTGATCTGGGTGATCTACTGTTGCGTCATACATTTTAACCTTAGGGATAAACGTTTTTATTTCAACAATCCATTCTACTCCAGAATTAGTCATAACACCATGGTTAATCTTTAAATCCTTTACATAAACTTCATTAAGATATTCGTCAAATATGATATGTGTATCTGCACATTTTAAAGTTCTTCCAGTATTTGTTTTAACTTCCCATATTGTAAATGGTTTAGTTAGGTGAATACTTGACATTGGCCTATAACCAGTATCAGTCAATACTGAATATCCTTCTAATTTTAATGTATCTTGGATTTTGTCAGTTAAGTCATCTTGTGGAAGATATTGAGTTGCTCTTGCCTCATATGTTTCTATTAACCCTATTAATGATACTATTGTCCATTTAATTATTGACTTCATATATTATTTATTCTTTTAAGAATTGAATGTATTTTTGGATGGTTTCTTCGTGATTAGTGTGGTATTCAGATTCCCATATTGTAAGAACTTCATATCCATGTGACTCTATCATATTATTTTTTAAAGCATCTGACTTCCATTTTTCACCCGCAGTTTCCTGAATTGATTTATTAAAATCATTCTTATTGTATTTATTTGGATTCATATGCCAATAGTCTCCGTTAAATTCTATAATTTTTTTACCTAAAACAAAGTCATACGCAAATGTTCTTCCAATTTCTTTAAAATGCCTAAAGAATTGATTACCATTTACTGTCGAATAATGTATAAAGTTGTTAACATTTTAAAAAGCGTCAACCCATGAATAGAGTTTCCATAGCTTCCACTTAAACCATTCAGTCATCTTTAAGGGCCTTCTTTCCCTAAGTATGGTGTAAAACAGTTCACCTATAGTTATTGTCTTGGTGTTTCCCTGAGGGTCCTTTATGTCAATCCTAGTATCATGAAAATGACACTTTCCCATTTGCCTCGATGCGAGCACGATATTAAATCTATTGTTTTGAAAATCTCTAAGTAATTGCTTTTGATATTCTCTAAGTACAACCCTTTGAATACCGTTATCGGTCATTACCACTGCATACTTTTCTGCAAAGTAAACAATGTCATTTGCACATTTTGCTATTTCAGAAATTTCAGCATCAGTATATTCAAATACAATATTTCCTCTTCTTAGAAATTGCTTACCCTCATAAAATGGCATACTTACTTGTGGTCTATAACCTTTATCAAGGGCTACCATTAAATCATTTATGGATTTTGTAGACCATACTAATTTCTGGGCCTCTTTATCAGAATCCCCTGAGGGAATCCATTTATTATCAAAGTTTGTATCTGCCATATTATTCTGTTATTTCAACGTCTTCGACATCATGTTCTGCATTATCAATTCCTTCTCTAATCATTCTCATTAGGTCTTTCGTTCCTCTTTGTGTATTTCCGGAACCTGAATCTCCACCTGAAATTTCTATTTCTCTAACATCATCTCTTTTCTTATA